TTGTTTGGACGACTCCGGTCGGCTTTGTCGTCACTCAGAACTACACCAAGTACGAGACATCAAGGATCAAGACTACATACGGCGACAGTGTGCGGGTCGTGAATGTCCGAGACCGTAGTGATGACATCTGCGCCCGCCAGCAGCGCCAAGGCATCTCCCCCAACTTCGTCCACTCGCTCGACGCTGCAGCGCTCGTCAGGACTGTTTGCTTGGCCTCGTCTGCGGGCGTCAACAACTTCATGATGGTCCACGATTCCTTCGGGACCACGGCAGCCTCGGCCCCGCGGCTGGCTGAGGCACTCCGCCGCGCTTATGTGGAGATCTTCAGCGAGGATCTACTCGACGGATTCCGAGATGAAGTGTTGGCTTCGGGCGTGCCGGAGGATACAATACCTCCCGTTCCAGAGTACGGCTCGCTCGACATCAGCGCGCTGACAAGCTCGTCTTACTTCTTCGCCTAACCCAGGTAACACCATGGCAGCCAAGTACAAGTCCATCTCGAAACGCATGACGACGCCCAAGGGGACGGCGCGCTACCCGCGTCTGAATGTCCCCGACGAAGCCTTCGGCCAGAGCAAGTACAAGGTCGACTTGATCCTGGACAAGAAGGCCAACTCCGCGTTCCTGAAGGAACTCCACGAATTCTACAAGGAATGCCTGCAACACGAGCGGGGCTCGTCCGAGGCGGAATTCCCGCTCAAGGAGGTCCTCGACGAGGACGGCAACAAGGTTCCCGACAAGATCGCTCTCCGGTTCAGCCTGAAGTCGGGGGGCGTGACGAAGGGCGGCAAGCCCTGGTCACAGCGGCCGACCCTGTTCGACGCGAAGAGGAACCCCATCCCCAGCGACGGTCCCGGCATCGGGTCCGGGTCCACCCTCCGCGTCTCTTTCGAGGCCCGCTCGTATCTGAGCGACGCCAGGAAGGCCGGGATGTCTCTGCGCCTCTTGGGTGCTCAGGTGATCAACCTCGTCGAGTGGTCTGGTGGAGGAGCCTCGGCCGACGAGTTCGACGACGAGGACGGCTACGAGATCGGTGAGGCGCCCGCGGACTTGCCGGAAGCCACTGCCTCCGACGACGACAGCGGGGACTTCTGATCTTGAGCCGGAAGATCAACTCGCGCGCCAAGGGGAAGCGCGGCGAGCTGGAGGCCCGCGACGTGGTCCGCAAGATCTTCCGGTGTAGCAAAGCTGTGCGGTCCGCTCAGGTGTCTGGAACGCTCTCCTCCGACATCTCGGGCGGGCCGCACGGTCTCCATCTCGAAGTCAAGAGGTACAAGGGTATCGCAGCCTGCCGCTTCTGGGATCAGGCTAGAGGAGACGCCGAAGAGCAGGGCCAGGGCGCCGTGCCTGTCGTCATCATGCGGGAGGACCGAGGCCCCTGGCTGATCATGTTCGCTGTCGACGATGTACAGAGCTTTGTCGAGGCATATCAAACCAGCATAGGAGGGAAACAATGAAGCAGACTGACCCGCAGTGGCTCTTGGTCGCGAAGCATCTGCTGCGCCACCCGCACATCACTCCGGCCGAGGCCAAGGAAGTCTACGGAATCCGGCGTCTCGCGGCGCGCGTCTACGACCTGGAGATGCGCCGGATTCCGGTTGGTCGGGGGTTGGCGAAGGATGACGTCGGCACCCGCTACATGCGCTACTTCGCTCTACCCGGGCCTCCCACACGGTGGCTGAAGGAACTGGTCAAGGAGAACTCATGATCGACGAGAACATCAAGACGAAGGCTTTCCAGGCACGCGCACGGTCGCAGGCCCTGTCCCAGGTCTCGATCCAGGCGCCCACCACCGTTGGAAGCGGCGAGTTGGAGGCTATGGCTGACATGCTGGCGCGCATGATCTACCGCTTCGCGATGGAGCAGCAGGAGGCCGAGCAGGCTCTTCAATCCGCCATCAATGCCGAGATGGAGACGGCGAAGGCTGAGCCGAAGCTCGTGGTTCCGGACCAGAAGCTCCGCGTCGTCCGAGACGACTGACCGGAGCGGCTGATGGAGAGCAAGTTTCTGAAGCATACGCCGTGCTCTGCCTGCGGATCTAGTGATGCGCGGGCGGAGTACACTGACCATGCCTACTGCTTCTCTTGTGAGCGGTTCGAGGGAGTAGGTGAGGACGGCAGCGTGGTTCGTCGTACTCCGGACGGCCTGCTCCAGGTGCGCTACACGGCCATCACGGCTCGCAGGCTAACCTACGAGACGTGCCGCAAGTTCGGGTACGGCATCAGCCGGTACGGCGGGCAGCCTGTCCAGGTGGCGCCCTACTACGACAGCAAGCTGCAACTTGTTGGGCAGAAGGTCCGCACCAAGACGAAGGGCTTCTCGTTCCTAGGCAGCGCGAAGAAGTCGACGCTCTTCGGTCAGCAGCTTTGGCGTGATGGCGGGAAGATGCTGATCATCACTGAGGGCGAGATAGACGCCATGTCTGTGTCGCAGGTACAGGAGAACCGCTGGCCCGTCGTGTCAGTACCGAACGGCGCGGCCGGGGCGGCGGAAGCCATACGCAAGAACCTGGAGTGGGTCGAGCTGTTCGATACGGTTGTGTTCATGTTCGACATGGACGAGCCGGGTCAGGCGGCAGCCCGTGCGTGCGCCGAAGTCCTGTCGCCCGACAAGGCGAAGATCGCGTCACTGCCCTTGAAGGACGCGAACGAGATGCTCATGGCCGGTCGTGGTCACGAGATCTTGGATGCTGCCTGGGGGGCGAAGGTCTTCCGACCGGACGGCATCGTCTCTGGCGACGAAATCTGGGATACCCTGCGGTCGTACACTGCCAACTTCACGCCGTTCCCCTGGCAAGAATTCAACGATGCGCTGGTGGGCATGCGGGCTGGGGAGATTCTGACGCTCGCTGCCGGGACGGGAGTGGGCAAGTCTCTGGTGTGCCGAGAGTTGGCGCACCACCTCATCAGCGGCGGGACGCGCGTGGGGTACATCGCGCTAGAGGAGTCTGTCCGGAGAAGCGCGCAGGGACTCTTGTCTGTGGCCATGAACCGCCCGCTGCATCTCACACTGCCCGACGACTACACTGAGGATCTCTGGGAGGAGGTGAAGAAGCACTACGATCATACCCTGGCAGACGGCAGGGTATTCTTCTTCGATCACTGGGGCTCGATCCAGAGCGACAAGCTGGTCTCGAAGATTCGGTACATGGCCAAGGGGCTCGGGTGCCGGTTCGTGTTTCTTGACCACATCTCGATTGTGGTCTCTGGGCGCGACGAGACGAACGAGCGCAAGTCTCTCGACGTGACGATGACCAAGCTGAGGTCACTCGTGCAAGAGTCTGGGATTGGTCTGGTTCTCGTGAGTCACTTGAGGAGACCTGAGGGTTCTCGCGGGCACGAGGAGGGCCTCAGTACCAGCATCTCCCACCTGCGCGGGACGGCGGGTATCGGGCAACTGTCTGATACCGTCATCGGTCTGGAGCGCAACCAACAGGGCGAGGACGACAAGCACCTGACCACGGCACGTTGTCTCAAGGACAGGCTGACAGGGTTCACTGGGGTGATCGGGAAGCTGGAGTACGATGCCGACACTGGGCGCCTAGCTCAGTATGCAGATGCTTCAGCCTTCGAGCCGGAGTTCTGAATGGCCACCATCTTCGACATCGAGACTGACGGGATCGAGGCCACCAAGGTCCACTGCATCGGTGCCTGGGACACGGCAGAGGAGGAGCCCCGTCTGTTTGGTCCCGACGCTTTGCGGGATGGGTTGGAGTTCCTATCGAAGGCTTCGCTCATTGTGGGCCATTCGATTCTCACCTACGACCTCCCTGTTCTGCGGCGGCTGCTGGAGTATGAGCCTCCTGCTGGTGTGCCGCTGTACGACACGCTGGCTGCGGCGCGGTTCTGGTTCCCTGATGAGGACATGGCCGCCTGCGACCGCAAGAAGGAGGACTTCCCGAAGGAACTGTTCGCGCGCCATTCTCTCGCGGCTTGGGGTAATAGGCTGGGTGTCCCTAAGTCTCAGCAGCCCGAGGACTGGTCGGACTACACGGAGGAGATGGGGGCGTACTGCCTGAGGGACCTGCATACGACCCGGGCCTTGTACATGACCCTGTTGGCGCAGGATCTCCCGTCCGAGGCCCTCTCGATGGAGCAGCGGTTCTTCGTGCTGTGCTCCAAGATTCGTAACGTGGGCGTGCCGTTCGACACTCCTGCAGCGGAGAAGCTGCGCAAGTCGCTCATGAGGGAGCGCGCGAAGCAGACTGATGAGGTCCAGTCGTTGTGCTCTGGGTGGGTCGAGGAATACGAGACCCCGAAGAAGAAGCTGAAGCGCACCCGAGAGATCCCATTCAACCCACGATCTCGTCAGCATGTCGCTAGGTTCTTGACGGACTTGGGGTGGAAGCCCAGGCAGTTCACTGAGACCGGCCTACCCAAGGTAGACGAGAAGACTCTGCAAGAGGCGGCGGACCGGATTCCTCAGGCTGCGAAGTTCAGCGATCTTCTCGTGCTGCAGAAGAGGCTCGGCCAGCTTGCAGAAGGCGAGCAGGCCTTACTGAAGCACGTTACCGACGCGGGCCGCATTCATGGGTACATCTCCCACAACGGGGCCTGCACTACTCGGTGTACGCACAGTAGGCCGAACCTCGCTCAGGTTCCCCGGGACGGCAAGCCCTATGGTGGGGAATTTCGGGACTTGTTCCGGCCTCCTCAGGGCGTGTTCGTCGGGGCCGATCAGAAGGGGTTGGAGCTGCGGACCCTGGCCCACTATCTCGTCCCCTTTGGTGGAGAGGAGTACATCAAGGTCGTCACTGAGGGAGACCCTCATGCGATGAATCAGAAGATCTTGGGCTTGGCTGACCGCAGCCTAGCGAAGACATTCATCTACGCCTTGATCTACGGGGCATCTGATCGGCGGCTCGGATCAGTGGTACACGGCGGCGCCAAGGAAGGTCGGGCCATGCGCGCCGCGATTCAGAACGGAATCCCCGGCCTTGGGCAGCTTGTCGCGGCGGTCCAGAGGAGGGTGAAGCAGACTGGGAAGCTGAAAGCTCTTGATGGGAGGAGTCTTCGCGTCAGAAGCGAACACTCTGCGCTCAACACTCTGCTGCAATCTGGAGGGTCGCTGCTCATGAAGATGTTTGCCATACTCGTAGACGAGTACCTCTCCGAGCATCACCAAGGAGTCGCACGAATAGTGCTTCAAGTTCATGACGAAATCCAGATCGAAGTCCTTGACCCCAAAGTTGCTGAAGACATCAAGGTCGCGGTCGAAGAGATCACCATCGAGAAGGTCCCGGCCCCATTCGGATTCCGATGCCCTCTCTCGTGCGACGTCAAGATTGGAAAGGCTTGGAGACAGACTCATTAGCCTGGAATACCTCGCTGGGTACTTGGATGGGGAGGGCAGCTTCGGTATCTATGACGGCTCTGTGAGGGTCTCAGTGTCCAACACATATCCCGACACGCTGCTCATGTTCCAGGCTCAGTGGGGAGGGTCTGTCGCAGTGACGAAGAAGAGGAGCGGCCGCCACAGGACAATGTTTCAGTGGCAGGTTTTCGGCGAGTCTGCCGAGACTCTAGTCCGAGCGGTCTTCCACTGCCTGATCGAAAAGCAGGACCAAGCTGAGGTCTTGCTCAAGTTTCGCGAGCTTCGTCGTGGAGACCGGTACGCAAAGCAGCAACTGACTGACCTGATCAGCAGACTGAAGAGGGTGGACTATGGGTTCGAGGCGTAGGCTGGTGTTCGACGGGGACGTCATCGTTCACGAGATCTCCTCCGTCACCGAGGTTCCCATTCACTGGGGCGACGACATCTGGACCGTGACTGGCGACATGCGCCAAGCCATGGAGATGTTCGCGGCTGAGGCCGAAGATACCGCGGAACTCTTCGGGTGCAATCCGCACGAGTCTGTCTTCGCATTCAGCGACTACAGCAAGACCAACTGGCGGCGGGCTGTCTATCCTGGGTACAAGGCGGCCCGTCCAGGCGTCCACCGCAAGCCCCTCCTGTTCTGGCCGATGCGCTCCGAGATATCGAAGGCGGTCGGGAAGGGCCGGGCCTTCTGCTGGCCGTCTCTGGAAGCTGACGATGTCATGGGAATCCTGAGCAGCGCCGCTCCCGAAGACTGGATCATGGTCAGCGTCGACAAGGACATGCTTCAGATTCCTGGCAGCCTCTACAACCCAAGGCACCCCGAGAACGGCTTGAGGGAGATACCGGAGAAGCAGGCCGACCTGTGGCACATGATCCAGACGCTCACGGGCGACATGACTGACGGGTACCCTGGGTGTCCAGGGATTGGCCCGGTTCGAGCCAAGAGGGCCCTCAACGGGGAGCCCTCCTGGGATGTCGTCGCCAACACATACGAGGCCGCGGGCCTGACAGAGGACGATGCGCTGCAGCAGGCTCGGGTTGCGCGCATCCTGAGGTATCCCGAGTACGACCACGAGACTTCCAAGGTGACTCTATGGACACCCCCACGCTCATCGCAATCCACAAGAGCCTGACAGCCAGTGCCTGCGATCTCATGGCTGCCAAGAATCACGACTACGCGGGCGCCGACCAGCAAACCCCCTTCGCGAACTTCGAGCTGGCCGAGCATCTCCACCTGTGCCGGACGTCGGTCGGCATCCTGATCCGCCTGTCGGACAAGCTGGCCCGCATGGCCAACTTCGAGTCCGCTAGGCGTACTGCCGTCGACGAGTCCATGGCGGATACCGTCATTGACGTCATCAACTACGCCGTGCTCTGGTACGCCGCCCACGACCAGCATGACGGTCCGCCTACGGCCGTCCCGCGCGCGGACGCCGTCCCTTGCGCGACCGCCATCCCCGTGGGCACGGCGAACGACCCGGAGTATTGCCAGCCCCCGTCCCAGTTGAAGTTCGACTTCGACATTCCCGTTACTCAGTAACTCTCCAGCAAGGGTGAACTTCAAGGAACCATGAACACGTCTACCAAGAGCGCCGACGTCCGCGGCGAGTCGGACGACCTCCCCCTTCCCGGCCACTCGAAGGACCTGATCGACCACCTGGATCGGCTCATTCCCGAGGTCTGCCCGAACCTCAACATGTCCGAGCGCGAGATCTTCTTCTACGCCGGGCAGCGACACATTGTCAACGTGCTCCGCGCGTGGCAGGAGCAGGACAACAGGACCCAGTAGCCCATGTGCCTCTCGACGCCGAAGATCCCCTCTCCGCCCCCTCCGCCGCCCCCGGCTCCTCCGCCCCCGGAGGAACTCGTGCAGCAGGTGGGGACAGCTAAGGCTGTGGCGGAGGGCAAGAAGAAGGCGTCGAGCGGCCTCTCTCAACTCATCATCCCGTACAAGGGCGTGCAACTGTGACGCAGCAGAGCGATTCCGACATGCCCGGCCAGCCTGGGCGTGCAGCCAGCCTCTACACTAGGCTGAGTTCTCTGCGTGAGCCGTTCCTGCGCCGGGCGCGCGAAGCCTCTGCCCTCACGCTTCCGTACCTGCTGAGGGACTCTGGGCGCTCTACTGCCTCGGACTTCGATACTCAGTGGCAGTCGGTCGGGGCGAGGGCTGTGAACAACCTCGCCTCGAAGCTGCAGTTGACGCTCTTCCCGCCCTCGGCTCCGTTCTTCCGGCTTCAGGTAGACGAGAGTGCTTCCGGAATACTGGAAGCCTCCGACGACATCCGGACTGAGGTTGAGGAAACCCTGGGTGAGTGGGAGCGGAACGTGATGTTCGTGATCAACACGGGCAACTTCCGCGTGAAGGCGTTCGAGTCCTTCCAGCATCTCGTCGTGGCAGGCAACTGCCTCGTTCAGATGCTGAGCGAAGAGTCCTACCGGGTGTTCCACTTGGACTCCTATGTGGTCGAGCGGGACGTGGAGGGGATGGTCCAGGTCCTGGTTGTCCGAGAGACTGTCAGTGCCGCCCAGCTTCCCGAGGACGTGCGCCGTGCTCTGATGGAATCGGGTGCCGTGCCTGATGCCAATCAGGATGCTAGTGGGCGCTCCGAGCAGAAGAACTACTTCCTGTACACTGCGGTCGTTCTCAAGGAAGACGGGAGCGCCTACGACACTTGGCAGGAGGTAGCCAATACAACGATCCCTGACTCTGATGAGGTCGTCTCGATTGAGGACCTCTCGTTCCTCCCTCTTCGGTTCTACGAGGTGGATGACGAGGACTATGGGCGGGGACTCGTAGAGCAGTACATCGGGGACCTCAGGTCGTTGGAAGGCCTTTCGGCCTCCATCGTAGAGGCTGCTGCGGCAACCGCCCGCCTGCTGGTCCTGGTCCGCCCGAATGGGGTCACCCGTCTGTCGGACGTAGCCACGGCTCCCAATGGTGCTGTGCGGAAGGGCGACGCTCAAGACGTTTCCTTCATGCAGGCTGAGAAGCAGTCCGACCTGAGGGTCGCTGCTGAAGTCGCCCAGCGCATCGAGCAGCGCCTGTCCATGGCGTTCCTCCTCAACACGTCCGTCCAGCGGCAGGCTGAGCGGGTCACTGCTGAGGAGATCCGCTACATGGCGCAGGAGTTGGAGGACTCTCTCGGCGGAGTCTACAGTGTACAGTCACAAGAATTGCAGCTTCCAATCGTGAACATGGTCATGCGGAAGATGCGAGAGAATGGGCGCCTCCCTGCCCTTCCCAACGAAGATCTCGTCAAGGCGACGGTCGTCACGGGCTTGGAGTCCCTCGGCCGCGGCCATGACTTGCAGAGGCTTCAGGTCGCGTTCGACTTGATCACGCGCACCTACGGGCCCGAAGCACTCGCCGCCGCCACCAACATGGAAGACGCCATGCGTCGCGTGTTTACGAGCCTCGGCATTGACCCGTCTGGCCTCCTCAAGACGGAAGAGGAGCGGGCGCAGGAGCAGCAGCAGGCACAGATGGCGGGCATGGCGCAGCAGTTGGCGCCTGAGGTCGTCAAGCAGATGGGCAACACCAACCGACAAGGGTGAGCATGAAGATCCCCAAGAGTTTCAGCTACGACCTATCCAAGAACGAGGACGGGACGTTCGGCACTGCGGAAGCGCAGCCTGTCGAGTACGACGCCGGTCCTAAGGACAACGAACAGCAGCCGTCCCCTCCGGGTGCGGGTGACCCCCAGGGTGCCGAGCCCTCACCCCTCCCCTCCCCCACTCCTGGCGCGGAGCCCGCCCCGGCGGGGACACCCCCCATCCTCGGCAAGTTCAACTCCCAGGCCGACTTGGAGGCGGCGTACGTCGAACTGGAGCGCCGCCTGGGCGGGGCACCCCCGGCCGAAGCCGAGCCTCAGCCCGAGGACGAGGCCGCCCCTGAGGCCGCTCCTGAGGCCGACGACTCAGCCGCCCCTCCCCAAGCTGAGCAGTTCGCGGCCCTGGTGCAGGAGTACCAGACCCAAGGCAAGCTGTCGGACGACTCCTACGCCAACCTCGCCAACGAGCACGGCCTGACTCGTGAGGTCGTCGACGAGTACATCCAAGGCCGTGTCGCCCTGGCCGAGCGGGAGACTGTCGATCTCTTGAAATCTTGCGGCGTCTCGTCATTGGACGAGTACAAGCAGATGACCGCCTGGGCCGAGAAGAACATGACCCCCGAAGAGATCCAGGCCTTCAACGGCGCCATGGGGGGATCGGATCGCGGGACGACGGCGTCCTTCGTGAGCGGGCTCGTGGCTCGGTACAAGCAAGCCAACCGGCCCGTCCGCCGCGTCGCCGGTAAGCCTTCGCGCGCCCCGGCAGTGGCCCCGTTCTCCACGGTTCAGGAGATGCAGAGGGCCATGTCTGATCCGCGGTACAACTACGATGAGGCCTACCGCCAGTCTGTGGGGGCCCGCATGGATGCGTCAACGATTCTCGACGGACAGGTCCGCACCTCCAGCGGGGGCAGGCGTCCGAGGAAGTAACATCATGAAGAACATCTTCGCCAGCGCGTTCCTCCTGGTCCTTGCCGGTTGCATAGCCAACGGGCTCATCGCCGTAGCCACGTTCCAGGGGTCTGGTGGCTTCTGGACAGACGGCGACACTCTCGTAGCTGTGGGTGTCTACGAGGGGGACGTCACGCTTCATGGTGGATCGACCGCAATCGAGATCCGCATGCCGATCAAGGTGCGTGCTGGCGAGGTTCTGGTCATGAGCCAGTCCCGTGGTGAATCGCTCATGCTGCGCGCCGATACCCCGCTTCCCGCGTGGGCTTCGACCGTGTTCCGAGACGGAGAGGCTGAACTCCTCGGCCTCCAGTTCCTGGAACCGGAAACCTAGCGCGGCTTACCAGTCGCACTGCCGGGTCCTCAGGAACGGACCGCGGCGGAACATGGGGGGTCCTCATGGGGCCCCCCTTCTCGTTCACTGACAACTTCCCGCCGCCCTCGGGCGAGCCTGCCGCGGCAGACAACTCGTCTCCTAGGGGGGATTCTGAGTTGATCAGGACTTCTCTGATTCCTCACTTTCCTCACCAACGGAGATAGCCACATGGCATATCCCACCATCGACACTGGCCTCACCCGCCCGGGTGAAGCCTACGGTGGTTCTACCGACCCGCTGGAACTCTTCCTCAAGAAGTTCAGCGGCGAGGTGATCACCCTCTTCGAGCATCTCAACATGCTCAAGCCCTTCGTCCGCATGCGCACCCTGCGCAGGGCGAAGTCGGCTCAGTTCCCCGTCCTCGGCCGCGCCTCCGCTGGCTACTTCTCCCCCGGCCAGAACCTGCTCCAAGACTCGGGCGGTCTGCTGACCCAGTTCGAGCAGATCGAGCGCGTGATCTACGCGGACAAGAAGCTCGTGGCTGGCACCACCATCGACGAGTGGGATGACCTCATCAACCACTACGAGGTGCGGCAGGAGTACACGCGCGAGTTGGCTCAGGCTCTGGCCCGTGAGTTCGACTACAACGTGCTCAAGGTCCTGGCAGTCGGCGCGAACACCGCGGCTACCGGTACCGGCAGCCAGTTCCCCGGCGGCACGCGCCTGGACATCAACGACGGCGGTACCGAGGAGACGGACGGCGCGGCCCTGGTCGCTCACCTGTTCACCTCGGCCAAGACGCTGGACAACAACTACGTCCCGCAAGACGGCAACCGCTGGGCTATCCTGTCGCCCACGGCGTACTACGCCATCTGCCAGCAGAAGGACGTCATCGACTCGGACTACACGGTGATGCGCAACGGCGGCCTCGACACCGGCAAGGTGAAGCAGGTCGCGGGCATCAACCTCCTGTCCTGCCCTCACGTCGGCGACGTCACGTTCCGTGACAACCACCTCTCCACGGCGCACGGGATGACCGCTACGGAGCTGAACGACTACGTCGTGGACTGCACGAAAACCAGGGCCTTCGTGTTCCACACGAGCGCGCTCGGTGGCGTGACGGTCCAGGACCTGTCGTTCGAGTCCGAGTGGCTGATCGAGTACCAAGCGTGGCTGCTCCTGGCGAAGTTCATCATGGGCCTGCGCCCGCT